ACTAATCTGTTCTACAGGTACACCAGCTACTTCAACGTAGAAGTCTACAGTGTTTGCACCTGTGTTTACCTGTACTTTATTGTTAGCATCTAGGTCAGCGATCAGAGGTACGTATTCACCTTCACCTGTTGTACCGTCATGCTTGTGACCACCAGATGCAGCAAAGGCATCACGCAGAGCGTTATACTCAGCGTTAATTGGTGCAGCACGTACCGTTGCTGTAGGGATGATGTCTGCTGTAGATTGTCTTGTATAACCTGCCACGGTTTATCTCCTGTCTGCTATGCCATACGTAATGGTAATAGCTTGAATAGTATGACTTGCACTTTGATTATTAGTAACGTAGCTAATAGAAACAGAGTTGCCAGAACCAGATACATTAGTTAGTTTTTTAGGTGAAGGGTTACCGTCATAAATGTCACCAGCGTCATAGATAGCTGTACCATATAGTGCCGCCGCTCCTTCAGTAGAAAAATCATAAGTTGATGGGTTGTTAGTGTTTACGTCATCATAGTCGTATGATACACCTACAAAGATTTCCGTTGTACCTTCTGATCGTAGATATGTATGTAGTGATAAAATACTCTTGCGTACTTCTGGGTCTTCCATATAGTAGTAAGGAGTTTGGTACAAACTAAAAATATCTTCACCAGCAAAAGACTGACCTCGTTCTTGGCGAAATACTTTACCCGAACCATCACCATGAATAATATGTTCAAACTGACCAATGTATCCAGATGAAACACAGTTTGCTTCAATACCGATAAGCTGACTATATTCAAAAATACTTTGTTTATTTGCAGATTTACGAATAGCTCCGATTAGTGACAAAGAACTTTCGTTTTTAAAGAAAAATCTAAACTGTGATTTCTTTCTAATAACTACAATATTAACATCTACAATATCTTCTGACAAGTAGTAATTATCAAAGATGTCTTGTATTTCTTTAGATACTGGGGCAAGCTCAACGTCACCAATTCTATCAGTACCAGAAATAGGACGAATGCCATCTGGCCCTAAGAATAAAAGGTCACCACCAAATTCTACTACAGAGTCAGGGGCAACACAGCCCAAGTTAGATGTAACACTTTGCAATTGGAAGTTTGCTAAATTATTACCAACAAGTTTTTTAATATTGTTTGGGCCGAAGATGTACAGTTCGTTACGGAACTTCTTAATAGCGGTAATAGTGTAGCCTACATTTATAATACCTGCACCGTTAGCTGGGCTAAAGTCTACAGCGTTTAAAGGAGCACTGAAGTGTAGGTTATAAGGGTCGCTAGAATCACCCGCTAAGAAAATGTGAGAAGCAAACTCTTCTGCAAACTTAGGGTTAGTAGGGGCATTTACATGAGTAAGTTGCGTGTACGTAGTACCATTGTAAGTAGCTGCAGGGTTTTCTCCGTCTGTAAGAAGCATAACTTCACCAGACCAGTTGTAATTAACGAACCGTATACGACTTACGCTAGTCATACTAGGACTACCTACCGAAGTAATAGCGTCCCAGCTAGATGTTCCAGCATTCCATTTATACAAATAGTCAGTACCAGAAGTAGGTTTTCTACATGCAAAAATACCATCGTCCATGTTTCCGTTTACATTGACACCAAGTACAGCACCTGTACCGGGAACGGTTCCATAGTCGTTTTGAAATCCACTAATACGTCTGTACCCACCAGAAAGCGCAGGTTCGTAATTAATCATACGAATCGCACTTCCACTCAATGCGGATGCCTGTGTGATAGGGTCTACATTAGTAACCAAACCACCAGCGCAAACAGTAATGTTCGTTCTGAGATTATCCATTTAGAATGTACTTTTAATAGAACCACCAAAGCCAATGCTTTGCGTAATTGCAGTAGAGTATAGTTGTGTGCTTGGGCTGTCTACAATAAGACGCCGCATAGACTTAATACCAGTATTAAACTTCTGTTGATGTAAAGCTGCAGACTGTTCATTAGAACGAAAACGCATCATGTACATCATAGCACCATCAATAATTACGTGTTTAAAACGTGAAGGAATAACACAAACATCATTTGCAAGTACTAGGTCTTCTGGATATTTCCAATAACGATATTCTATTGTATAGGCTTTATCTGGTACTGGTGTTACACCAAACTTTTCTTCTTGTGTTTTGTACGTGTGTGTAGGAATACCATAACCACCTGCACCGCTAGTATCATCAGTCGCACGATATGCACGTAAATATATTTCATAAGTAACGGCAGGAAGTACCGTAGGATCACTACCTTCTAAAGGTTTAAGATAAAAAGTTTCCCAGTCAGCTTTGGAATAATCACTTGGAAAATCATAAACACCTACACCAGCGGTTAGTTGCTGGTTATACGTAACTAATGTAAAAGGCCACTCTTGTGCCTCTTGCAATATCTCACGTACCGAAGAGTTAATTGCATCTTTGGCTATAGACTGTACATTACGAACATCATCAAAGTCAGCAGCATTAATAGTTACTTCGTTTAATCTACGAAGCAGTTCATTTACAAGAGTAATGTATGTAGCCATTGTATGTTTGCCAATCTATAAATACAGGTAAGGGGCCAGCACTTAGCCAGCCCCCACCAATTGTTTTAGGCCAAGTTGTACTTAGCTGTGACAAGACCTTCTGGGCGCAAGATTTTGCGACCATACAGATGCATACCACGAACGATGTCAGCAAAGCTGTCTGGATCACGGTAAGTCTCAGTCTTGTTGATCTGCTCGGCAGTTGCAACGGAAGAGTCGTGACCAGCTACGATAACACCGTAGTTAGTGGACTGCGCTGCAGTACCTGTAGTAGATGCACCAGTACCTACAGATGGCAAGTTGTTTGAAAGGTGTACACGGAAACCGTGGAAGTTATTCAAAACCAAACCATTCTGAAGACCTGCTCCACCGTAGTCTGCATTCAACAGGCGGCTGTCTTCGTCACGAAGGATTTCCATCATAACGGGATCGACAACAATCCACCGTCCTTGTGTCGGTACGTTTTGCGCATCCAACAAACGTGCCATACGTGCAACAAGCATTGCAGGTGAGACATAAGCAGTTGGAAGTGCAGTTGCACCGGGCAGACGAGCAGCAAGAGGAATAGAATCCCCAGCTACACCTGCAGTAGTGATGTTACCAAAGTCAGGGCGAGAAAGCTTGTTAGCTGCCAAAAGTTCGTCAGAACCTGCAGCTGTGTCAGCTTTAGTACCATTAACTTGGTCGTTCACTGTATCTGCATTGTCATGCAAAGCGGATTGTTTGAAACCAGCCAAATAGCCAAGAACTTCTTGGTCATGTTGGTCAGCCAAACGGAACGCTGCACGATCAGATGCAAGCGTTTGGAAATTGACATGAGAATGTGCTTCTTCGATGTCATCGACTTTAAAAGCAAAATAGTTAGCTTTATCAACAACTAACGAGAAATCGTTATCTGTCAAATCTTGCTGGGTAATAGTTGTACCACGAAGATATGCAGAGACTGAAATTTCAGGCTCCTTAATAATCTTCACAGTGTCTCCCATGTTGGCGATCTCGCCAAAATAGTCATTGTTAGTGATTGCGTCAACAATAGATGCCTTGCGGAATGCAAGTTGCACCTGTTTGCTGTAAATAACAGGCGAGAAGTTGCCTGAGTTCAGGTTGGTATAACCCGAAGCTTGTCCGAATGCCATAATAATTCTCCTTTAGCATTTAGATTACAGATGCAAACTATTAATTACCTATGCGAAGGCTATGTACTACTAGGGTGCGTTCTTTAGAAAGTTGGCCTACCTTCTATTAAACGGGCCATGAGACATTAGGTTGTTCGATAAATGTTATTATTGTTTGCTAAGTTGTTAATAGTGCTGGGTGACCGTAGTTAATACCTAGCGGGGCCAACACTATTACATTGTACATATAGTTATACCACATATAACTTATATGTCAATAGCTTTATCGGGCATTTCCCGACATATCGTACACAAATTTACCAGTACGAATAGATTCCATAATTTCTTCTGAAACTTTTTCGTACTCTTGTGCAGACATTTTACTTACTTGTGATTCAGAAAATACACCAACTTTACTTTCGGTCTCTGGTGCATTATTACCACTACGACTATTTACAGAACGAGCGGCGTCACGATTACTAGAAGACTTACGTGTTTTAATACCCATATCGGATTTATACAAATCAATAGCACGGGCTGCAGAACGTGAGTCACTGTCATTTTCGTATAGGGCATCTTGTACCCACTTAGGTTGTTGATCTACCCAATCATGAAATTCGTCACTGTCACGAATCTTACCGAAATCAGGGTGGGCTTCCATTAACTCAATCTCTGCTTTCTTACGTGAAGCTTCAGCTTTCATTTCGTCAATCTCTTTGACACGGCTTTCCAAACCTTCAGCTTGCTCACGTGCCTTTTTAATTGCAATAGTTTCTACAATAGCGGCTACGTCTGGATACTGTGTAGCCCATGCTTCAATGTCATCATCGGACTTGGGTAGTTTAATTTCTTGTTTAGTAGACTGTTCTAGTTGGCGCTCAAGGTGTTTAAACTTTTCGTCCCACGTCTTTTCTTTTTCTTGCATGTGGCGACGAAGATCACCATACCGTTTTTTAAAGCTACGGTCTTCTGCATTAACAGGTTCTTGATCTTGTTCTTCTTCTTTAACCTCTGCAGTTTCACCGTTTTGTTCCGCAATAAGACGCTCTAGTTCTTCTTCTTCGTACTTACGCTTATCGTCATTAGAATACTTTCGACTTGCAAAAGCAACAGTCTTAGGTGATTCCATTTCACCTGCCATAATAGTAGTGTCATTCATTTTTCAGTTCTTTCATACTGGGGCCACCGTAGCCTGTGTTAGAAGGGGGATGAGTAGCCAGTCAAATTAGCGAATTACTTACGTGCCGCTAAACCACGCTTAGGTGTCACTGTAATTTCATTTTGAGTAGAGTTCATTATAGTATTAAGTTTTTCAGATAAAATACCATGAACCTCTGGTCCTATAATTTTTGCAACAACCATTAGTTCTGGAGTTCCATACATACTAAGTAAAGTACTTTGCTCTTCTGAATCTAAGGTATCAAACCTCTCAGAAACTTTAACTTTATAGTTATCTAATTCTGTATTAGAATTATTAACTTTGTTTACGATAGCCATTTTATGTCCTTTTAATATCTACAAGATTGCCACATAAAGCTTTCCATATACCTATACTGTATGAGGGTACGTAGAAAAATAATTTACCTAAAATAGCTTGTAAATTAGTTTTCTTTTGTACTGTAGCACAATAAAAACCATTTGACAACCATTGAATTATTTTATTGTGTACTTTAGGTGCGATTACTTTTTTACCAAAAACTACATATCCATTGCGCCAAAGTTTAGTGCTTAGTTTATTTTCGGGTTTTGTTTCTATACACCATTTTATAAGTTTAAGTTTTTTTGTATGTGACCAATATCCTGCAGAATTAAGTGCCGTAGCAACGTAACAACCGTAAGACCAGCCACCACCATCATCGCTTTTAGATTCTGATTTATTATCAGACTTAGTTGTTGTTGTTGTAGTTTTTGCCGCTTCACGTTGTTTTACTAAATCACCAACATCTGCTTTGTTCCAGTCAACATTACCATTACTGTCTGTAGCATTTTTTATTTTTTCATTAATTTGAGTTTGAACATCTTTAGTGCTACTAGTCGTTGTAGTTTTACTAGAACTTGTAGTTTTTGTTTCATCTGCTTTGCTTTTATTCATGGCTTTGTTGTTTACAATTACAACAGGATCATCTTTACTATTTAATTTAGTACCACTTGTAATGGCTACACCTGTAGGAATAACTGTTTTACCCTCAGAAGTAGTTTTAGCTACGGTTGCAACGCCTGTATCTACACTACTGGTTTTAGCAGGAGTAGTAGTTGTTTCTTTTAATACACCACCTACATACTCTTTACCATCGGTAGGTGTAAGTGCATTAGCAACAGTTTGGAACAACGTATTTTCGCCTGATGCGCTAGTAGTAGTACTTGGGGCAGCTTCTTCTTTTGTTTGTGTAGTGTAACTTTTACCACCATATGTAAAAGTGTCTTTACCAGCTGCACGATTTGCGGCAAACGCTTCACTAAATGTTTGTTTAGCGGCAGGTTCAGATGCAGTAATATCTAACGTAGGAGTTTTAGACGCTGCGGTAATACCCGTTAATGTAGATGTGTCTGTAGCAGATTCAGTGGGGGTAGTCGTAAGATTAACTTTTCCTTGCTCCGCTAACTGCGCATTAAGCTCTGCAGATGTAGGTGTGTAATCCTCCCCAAATACTTCTTGAGTTTGTTTTATCTCTGGGCCTACTCCACCAAACGCATCAAGTGGATCGGCAAGTGTTACTGCACCTGTACCACCAACAGTTGAACTATAAACGTCCGGTTTACTTAAAGAAACGGCACTAGGAGCTAAGGTGCTAGGTTGTGCAGGACGATTAAATGTATCGGAAACTGGTGTAGCTATATTACTTTCTTGTTGTACAGTTGGAGGAGACATGCTACCAATATCTGTCTGTACTTGCGCAGTAACAGGAATGTTAGTAGTTTGCTCAGATGGAACCGTTGTAATGTTTCTAGGATCATATGGTTGCTCTCTACTTTCCGCAGCTGAAGCATATGCTATTTGCTCTCCTGTAACTGGCATGTCGGCAAAGTCACGTCCTGTACCAGTACCTGTAGTTTGAACAACAGTAGGTTGAAATGCATCTTCCGTTTGTTGATTTAGTGCATCACTAACAGGGGTAACAGGAGCGGCAGCAACAACAGGTTGTGACATTACAACTTCTTCTGGTGTTTTAGTCGGAGTTTCACCTTTTTGATCTAGCAATTTAGGTAGTGTATCTACAACAGGTTCAGCTTTAGGTAGTACAGACGCTTCACCAAAATTAGGTGCAGTTTGAGTCATATCCCTAAAAGTTCTGTCAGGCGCAGTAACGGGAGTCTTGCCAACTGGTGTAAGTTGAGACACAGCTTCCCTTAAAGTATCTACAGTATCAATGCTACGAGATTGATCTTGTTCTACTATAGGAGTATACGCAACATCTACCAAGTCTTTTCGTTGCTCTTCTGTAATATCCGCACTAAGTAATGCGTCACGTGTCTGATCAACGCTACCTGATTTAGCTGTATCTACGGCAGTCTGTACAAGGGGATCGGTAGTTTCTTGTTGTACTGTTGTAGTTACTACACTATCAATTTTTTCAGCTTGTGCTTTAGCGGCTTCTACTTCTTCTTTTCCTTTACCAAAAATGCCACCCAGTGTATCTAGTATTTTACCAAATATACCACCGGAAGTTTTTTCTAAAGATGCTCTAATTTTTTTAAGTTCACTTACTTCTGCACTAGTAAGGCCACCTGCAGCTAATCTAGCATCAATCTCAGCAATAACTTTTTTGTCTTGGTGTTTCATCATACTATTTGCAAGAAACCCGAGCGGTCCCATAAATAGTGTAATACCACTGGCAATAGTACGTGACATACCAGTTAAACCTGCAGCTTCTTTCATAAAGTCTTCTGTAGAAAGATTGTCCCAGTCGATAGGCGCTGGTGGTTGAGTTGCAGGTGGGTCTCTGTCACTATTTTCGTTAGCAATTTGAGCTATTATTGGTGCCGCATCTTCATCGGCAGCAACTGCACTTCCTGTACCACTTTCATCAACGTCCGTTGCAGGATTATATATTGTGTATCCCGGAGGTACTTCATACACAGGAGCACCATTCAAGTGAGGAACCATAAGTACTTCACCTGCTTCATTACGATACTCAAACATTTCTAAATATGCGTCACCCATTAATTCTTTAAAAGAAAGGGTGCGCTGTATAGCACCTTCGCCTGTACGATCAGGTGTAAGTCTACGTACACCAACAGAGTCAGAAGACAAAGGTGTAGTAGTAGGTGCAGATACAACAGGCGTAGAACTTATAGGTGCTGTGTTTAATCGACGAACTTGGTTTGGTTGCATTGTAACACCACCAACAGCCATGTCCAACTCTTCTTCGTCTTCTGGCATACCATCTACAATAATAAGATCAGCCATACCAAATGGTAAGTCGTCTTCCATAGTAGCTTCATCGGAATTACCCATTTGGCCCATAGCTTCCATGCGCTTTAAACCCATTTTAGCTTCTTGACGAAGCTGCATAAGTTTATCTAAACCAATATAACGGGTAACATCCTCTGGAAAGATAAACTCTCCTTCACTTACATTAACAGGAATATCATCACGGACACCTTTACGTGTACCGCCTACAGGAACTTCATTGCCGGATGCTTCATCAATCATACCGCCTTCATCTTTAAGGCCACCCTCATTGAATAGTTCCATCTGTTCTTGTAACATAGGCTCTTCCTTTTGTTTTCTTGTATCTGATCTGCTTACTGCGTACTGAAGAGCATCTTCTCTGTATCTAAACTCAGGCAGTTCTTCACCAGTTAAATAATCAAATGGACCGTGCTCTTTAACGTAGTCTTTAATTTGATCTTCTGTATACTGTGAGCCATCTTCAGCTACAGTAGGCATAGTATAATACTTATTATCTATTTTAAACGTAGTACTACGCTCAGAATAATCTTCACCTGTTTCTGGATCACGCCATATGGTTCTACCAGTTACAGTTTTTTTACCTGTGTCAATAGGATCAGCCATTTTTTAATACTTCATCCCTAAGTAGTTTTAATCTGCGTAGTTGATAGATAGCGCCTTGCGCCCTGTGTACAGCTACAATATTGTCTGACTGTTCCATTGCACGGTGCTGTTGTGCAATTACAAAATCAATGTAGTCACTAAAGTCATTCCACTGCTGGTGGTTGTTGACCAGTGGCTTGAGCTTGTTGAGGTGCTCCCTGTCCTTCTGCATTACCGCTAAATCCTTGCTCTTGTGGTGTAGGTACTTGGCCTGTGCCTATGTTACCGCCACCTGCTCCTGTAGGGTCCATAGGATTTGCACCCGGTGCTGGAGGTTGTTGTTGCTGGAAACCCTTCATAAGTTCAGCTTGGATAGCTGCTTCGTCCATATTGTTGGTAACTTTGTCTGGGTCTAATTCAAGAGACTTTGCAATCTCCCGTATAATATACTGGAATTTTGCGAAAGGTGCAAGAGTAGGACTAGAAGAAATTTGCATAAACTGCATCAGACGTTGGCTGCGTACTTCATTTGCC